TGGCGCGCGGCTTCCGCCCGGATGACGGCGGCCTGCCCCTGCCCATAGGCGTCGGCAACGGCGAGTGTTGCCCGCGACTGGATGTCCAGCTCGCGGGTCTGGTCCTGGTATTGCTGGCGCTGCTGGGCGGCGGCATCGGCCACCATGCGCCGTTTGAGGGCTTCGGCTTCCAGCGCATTGAGATTGCGCTCGCGGGCGATCGTCTCGGCCTGGATTTCGGCTTCGATGATCGGCCGACGCGCAGGTGTCGCGTCATAGACCCGCTGCCGCCGATCGAGGTCCGCGATCTGCCGCGCGGTCTCCTCACCGATCCGCATCGGCTCGGGCGCGGCGGGCACACGCGCCGTTGCGGCAGCCTGGGCTTGTACTTGTGCACGGTCGGTCGCCTGCTGCAGCCGCTCAAGCTCGGTGCGTGCCGCATCGACTTGGCTCTGCAGCTGGGCGCGGATCGCGTTGGGCGAGCCGAAGCTGAAACCAGGAATGACGACTTCCGCATTCGGATCCCGATAGAGCCGGGTCTCGCGGTTAAGCCGGTCGAGGCGTTCAACCGCTTGTTCCAGCGCATTCGCCGCGTCCGCCAGGGGATCGCGGACGCGCGGCTGCGAGGGAGCCACCAGATTGGCAGCACCGCTGATGGCGCCTTCGACGACCTGAAGCGTGACGCGCCCGACCGCACCCCGCGCGAGATTGTCGACCAGCCGGTCCCAGGCACGACCAATCTCGTTGAGCGATTTCTGGGTCGGCGATAGCGCCTGGTCGTTGAGGCCGCGAATGCGCTCCTGCAGCGCGTCGATCGCGATCCGGTAGGCTTGAGTGCGCTCGCCCTGCTGTGTGAGCAGGCGGATATTCTCGCGCTGCGACGGGTTCAGGAAGCCGTTGAGCGCCCGATCGAGCTTGATGATGGCGTCGTAGCCACCGGTCGCGAATTCGGCGAGCTGGCGCGCCGCGTCGCTGGCGGTCGTCCCCGTCGCCGCTGCGAGATCTGGCGCCATACTGGCAAGCCGGGGGATTTCGCCGGCCGATAGATTGGGCGTGCGGACCAGCGTGGCGATGGCCGTACGGGCTTCATCGCGCGCCACCCCAACATCGCGCAGTTTTTCGACCAGCTCGCCGAGTTGCTCGGCGGTCGTCTGACCCTGGCGGCCCATCGCGGCCAGGGCCACGTTGAACGTGCGCGATTGTGCCGAGAGATCGAAGGCGCGCGACAGAATGATGCCGAGCGGGATGCCAACCGCCGCCAAAGCCGCCGCGGCGCCGAGTGCGACCGGCGGAATGGCGCGGAATGTGGCGCCGATCCCGCCGAAGATCTGCGTAATCTGCGGACCCTGCTGCAGGGCGATCGTCAACGGGCTCATGCCCGTCGTCAGGGTCGTGAAGATGTCGTTCAGCTGCGGCTGCAGCTGCGCCATCTGCTGGGCCGTGATGCGTGTGCGCTGGCCCTGCTGCTCGACGGTCTGCCCAAACGTCCGGGCGTTGGCATTGGCGACCAGATACTTCCGGCCGATGCCTTCGAGCACGCTGGCATGCTCGGCCTGCGTCAGCAGACCTTTGCCCAAAAGATCGGTGGCGCGGCCCTGTTCCTGAGTCGCCTGATAGCCTTGAGCATATTGCCGCTTCAACCGCTCGGCGGAACGGGCAAGCTTCTCCTGCTCCCGGTCGGCCTTCTGCGCGGAGGCGCCGGTCTTTTCGAGGGCCGCACCCGCCTCCTGCGCCGCCGTCTCGATAGACTTCAGCGCCTGCTGGCCGGTGCGTCCCGCTTCGACCAATTCGGCCTTGAAGCGTCCGCCATCGACCTGCAGTCGGACCGAGATGTTACGGTTGGCCATCGTCCTTCTTGTCGCTTCGCTTGGTGATGCCGCGCATCAGGCCGATTTCGGCGGCTGGCAGGAATTCGGCGAGCGCCGGTCGGCTCACGCCAAGCGCATCAGCCATGAGAAACACGGCCCCAAAATCGAGCCCGACCGGGCCCATCGGCCCCATGCGCAACTGGCCCGCACAGCGCTCCAGAAGATCCCAGACCTCCCAGCCCTCGGCGGTCGCCGGGACTTCGCGGTCATAGGGACATTCCGGGCAGCGCTCGGGGCAAGCGGCGCAATAGTCCGGCCCGCCGCCGAAATGCCATTCGGCGCGGGCGCTCAGTCGTTTTTTTCGGTTTCGATCTCCGAGATCGGCCGGGCGTAGATGCGCTCGAAGGCAGCGGCCGCCTGCCAGATTTCCATCAACGCATCGACCGCGTCCGGAGATACCGGAGCGGGCTCACCCTTCGCGTCGGCCACCCCCTCCCATTCGAGGATGGAGAGCCGCGCCAGCGCCTTGATGAAAGCGACACCGCGCAGGGCGTCGATGACCTCCGAGGCTTCCTCGCCTTTCGTATCGACCCGCACCATGGCCGATTGTGCGGCGAAGAAGAGTGCTGTGCCGAAGGGACGGACCTTAATCCGCACGCCGGGCAGGAGGTCGAGCCAATAGGGTTCGGATTTGAGACCAAGGCGGATCATGGCGTGGCTCCATAAGCGGCGATGTCGTTTTTGAGGATGGCCGTGAGCATGCGGCCGAGCGTGGGATCCTTGGCACCGCGAAACTCGAACGTGACCTGAATGCCGGCGGGGCCTTCGATCGGCACGGAAGGCCGCGACAGCACCGCCTCATGCACCGTGAAGATCAGGCTCGTATTGGCGTCACGCACATAGCCGAACTCGAGTTCCATCGGCGTGCCGGCGATCGCCGCATCGATCAGCGTCGTGCCATCGACGCGCACGACGACATTGCCGGTGCAGGCGGCCACGGTCGGTTCGACGCTGTCGATCAGACCGTCCGAGCGGATGGTCTCAATGCGGTCGAGCCCGTTGCGGTAGACGATCTCGGCCGAGACGACGCGTCCCAGCGCCGAACCGTCACGACGAACGGTGCCCTGGAAGGAGCCGAAGCGCAGCGGCGCATAGGTCGTCGGCGACAGATCGCGATCGGCATTGTCGGCACTCTCTCCCTGTGCGATCAGCGACATCGTCGCTGTGGTGAGACCATCCCGGCGCAGCGGCAGCGTGAAGCTATCGACGCGCGCGCCGAAATGGGTTCGGCGCAAGGGCACGTCCGGATTGATGGCCTGGCAGGCAAGGCTCGGGATCACGGACGCCGCCGATTGGAACGTGTGCGTGAAATTGGTCGTGCCGGTCGTCGCCGGTTCGCCGAGCAGGGCCTTCAGCCAGAAACCGATCTGGCGCGCATCGCAGGGGACGGAGACTTCGCCGTCGCAGGTGAGCGCACCCAGCACAGCCGGCGCCGGGTCTCGGCCCTCGCCGAGCAAATCGTTGTCGATCAGCTGCTGGCGTGCCGAGAGGCCATACCGGGAGAAGCCCAGACGATGATAGTTGTCCGTCGGCGGGCTTCCGTAGGTGGCTTCAAAGGCCGCAAGCAGACGCGCGTTCGCGCCGAAACCGAGCGCCATGCCGGGTCTCCTTTCTCAGTTTGAATGGTGTGGGTCGGACATCCCGCGTGACCGGGATGTCCAGGAACTCAGTTCAATGGATGCGCGGTCTCGTAGATGAGCCGCACCGACACGATCGCCGCCTTCACGTCCGCGCCTCCCTCGGGCGCCGCCGCGTCGAAATCCGGCGCGCCGACATCAATGAGATCGACGAGCCCGCCCAGCGTCGGATCGGCAGTGAGAGCCGTGGCAATCGCCATGAGCAGATCGTCGAGATGGCCATCGGGATCGGCCGAACCCGAAAAGGCTTCGATACGCGCCGCGTGGGTCCAGACATAGCTCAAGGGCGAGAGCAGAATTTCGGGCTCGCCGACATCGCCATCGCGCAGGATGACCAGACCCTCGGGCGGGAGCCGCTCGGGGCGCAGGCGGTTCCGTTCGACTTTCACCAGCGGCACGGTTTGCAGCCGGGCGTGCAGCGCCTGCAAGACCTGCTCGCGCTTACTGGCCATTCCGGCTCGCGGTGTCCCGTGCCTCCCATTCCTTGACCACCTGATCGGGCAACCGGCCAGCCCAGGCTTCCGCAGGCTCCCGCCAATCCAGAAGCCGTGGCATCTGGACCTGGCGCACGAGAATGAACATCGTCACCCATTCGACGATTCGTCCCGCCTCGACGCGCCGCGCCGTTGCCGGTCGCAGCCGCTTGCCGCTTGTCGCCCGCACCACCGGCAAGACCAGGAGCAAGACGCCCGGACGATTGGTCGGCACGAGTTCCAGATCGCGGCCAAAGCCGCCGAATTTGGTGGCGCTCTGCATATCGTCTGGCGTCATGCGGCGCCGACCACCAGCCTTCATGGGTACGTTCTCGGTCGGGATCGCGAGGTACCGGCCGCCTTGGCGGCGGATCAGCGTTCCCTCTTCAAACACAGCGACGATGTCGGCGGCACCGCCGCGCCCACCCTTCCCCGGACGAGCGAAGACCCAGGCCGCCGTGCTCAGGCTCTGCCCGCGATCCGGATAGATGTTGAGCCGGACGGCGTTGGCGAGGCGTCGGCCAAGGCCAGCACCCATGACCTGTGAGCGCAGATCGGACTTCAGACCCTCGCCGGTCTTGCGCACGGCAGCCGTGACGGCCGCTTCGGCAGTGCGCACCTCGCCAGCCAGAATCTTGGCAAGATCGCCATCGATGCGGACGTCGAGTTTCATATCGCCACCACGTCGAGCCGATAGACCCGACCGTCCATCGTCGGCATGGGCGGTGCCTGGACGCGGTAAAGCTGCCCGTTTGCCTCGATCGTGTCCCTTTCCGCGAGGGCCGGTGCGATGGCAGCCAGGACGTCGAAGACCGTGCCGTCCTGCACCAGCTTGGCGCCGCCGATATCGACCACCGGCTGGGGCTGAACCCGAATGATCCGGATCGCCTGACCCGCGCCCGTGCCGCCCGGACGCCAGAGCGCGTCCTCGGCCAGATTGGGATCGCCAAAGAGCGTCAGCAGTGCGGAATCGAACACCGTCATGGCCGACGCTCCTGCAGCCGGGTATCGATCCGGCGCAGCAATTCCAGTTGGGCGTTGGATCGCTCCTCGATCCGCGCCAAACGTTCGACGATGGTCGAAATCGTCCGTTGGTCGTCGTCGAGCCGCTGCTCGACACGCGCCAACCGCTGCTCTTTGACGGTGAGCCGGGACTCAACCGAGGAGAACCACCAGATGAAGCCGCCAAACTGGATGAGCAGCGTGGTGATCAGGGCGAGCGGAATGCGCCGGTCGATCGTCCAATGCAGCTCCGGCAGATCGCTGGGCTTTTCCGGGAGCGGCATGTCTCGGCTTCCTTCAGGACCGCTCGTTAGAAGCTGGCGCTCAGGCGCACCCGACCGATGGTCTCGCCAGCACCGTTTCCGACAGCATCGACCGCGACACCGATCAGCGTGTTGCTGGTGGCCGTCTTGGTCGTTTCCTTGGCCGTGTTGTCCCAATAGACCTTGTCGCCGACAGCCCAGGCTTGGGACGCGGTCTTCTTGAGATCGAACACGCCGACGAGGACAGCCTCGACGGCCTCGCCGTTACCGGCGGCGGCGGTCGCCACCCCGAAGATAGCGCCCACCAGCAAGCCGTCGCCGGCCGCCACGGCATAGGGTGCCGAAAGCGTGATGGTCTTTCCGGGCTGGACATAGTTCTTCATCGAAAACTCCTCTCCAAAAGACGAAGGGCGGCACGAAGCCGCCCTTTCTCGTCAGGATGATTGTGTGGATCGGGGGCCTTATGCGCCCGCGTTCTTGTAGAGGCCGCGCCAGTCGATCGCCTTCGCGCCGAAGTCGAGGCGGCACTTGATCTCGACACCGTCGACATCGAAGCCGTTGCGGGTCTCGATATAGGCGCCTTGCTGACCTTCGAGATAAGCAAACTCGATGGTGTCGATCTGGGCGGGGTTCGCGGCCAGGAACCACGCCCCGGTGCTGACGCCATCGAGACGCGGCTCGGAAATGGGCGTCAGCGTGCGGATCGATTGCGGCACCACGTCCCCGGTCTTCGCAGGGACGAGGTTCTGAGCGATGAGCTGCTCGGCCGCGAGTTCGAGTGCAGCCGGCACCACCAGATAGCTCGGGCGAATGTTCAGAACCGTTTTCTTGTCGAGGCCGGTCTGCTTTGCCATCGAGGCGCGCCCTTCGCCGACCGCCGCCACACTGAGAGCAGTACCCGTACCGGCGAGATTCTTGTGCGTCGCGTGGAACAGCGCCACGCCATCGGCCATGGCGGCGTTGGCCGTGACGATGCCCCAGACCACGTCGCTTTCGAGCGTGGCGATCGCCGTGCCGTACATCGCGGGAATGCGCGTGAAGGCGTCGAGATCATCGTTGATCAGGACCTGACGCGTGATGGCGACCACGCGGCCATAGGTCTCGATGCGATAGCTCTCCTTCGACTCCGAGATGGTGCCGCGCTTGAACTCGCCGCCCTCGCTCACCTTCAGCAGCTGAGGTGCCTCACCCAGCTGGACCCGGTTCATCGCCTTGAAGTCGGTCGCGAGCACCTGACGGCAGAACGGCACGAAGGTGCGCGGATAGACGTCATAGGCCTGGCGCAGCGTCTTGTTGGTGACGGCAGACAACACTTCCGGGAAGTCGGAGGTCGAGTGCAAAGCTCGCGTGGCGATTTCGTCGCGCGACATGCCGCGCACATTGACGCCAGCTGAGGCAAGAAACTCCCGCGACAACTCCAGGAGCGTCATGCCGCGATATTCGCGCGCGTGATCGCTCAAGCCGAACAGCGTCGGGCTGTAGCGATGCAGCAGCGCATTGGCGACCGCCTCGCGACGGGTCAGCCGCTCGTCACGCCCGCCGAGCGGAACCGAAACATGCGGGAAGGTCCGCGTCTTCTCGGCGGTGTCCGCCACCTTGTCGAGAATGACGCGGCGGGCTTCGTCGATGGCTACCCCGCGACCGACCAGATCTTCGGCAAGGCTGCGCTCCAGACCGAGGCGGCTTGCGAGATCGTAGATGGTGCCGACCCGCGCGCGCTCGGCCGTCTGGGCATTGGCGATAAGCGCCTGCGTATCGGGCTGGGGATCGGCCGCACGGGTGATCGGCTCGGGCGTAGCCTGCGCCGGCGTGGGGGTCACATTGGTCTCTTCCATGGAAGTCCTCATCTGTTGGGAAGCGTCGTCCCGGTCCACGACGCAGGGGATCAGCGGGTCAACCGAACGGAAGCCGGCCGCCGGATCGGCCCCGACCGGGACCGCGGAAATCTCGAAAGGTGTCCAGTCGACCGCGCGCCAGACCTCCGGCGCATTGGCGGGTCGGCTGACCTCGAAGCGATGGACCTGATAGCCAATGGAGACGGCGCGCAGAAGGCCCGCCCGCACATCGGCCCAGATCGGCTCGACATCGTCGCGCTCGCTGAAGCGGACCCGGGCAATGCCCCGACCGCTATCGATCCTGGCAGTCCCCGGCACGACGGAGCCGATGACGCTGTCGAGCGTGCGGAGATCATGGACCTTGAGCAGCGGCCCCCCGGCATTGAGCCGTTCGAGCCGCACGCTGCTCGGGTCCATGCTGAGTTCTTCGTCGAACGGCTCGCCGAATAGCGGCTGCCGCCGGACCCTTGCGCCCGTCGACCAGACCACCTCGATCGAGCGATCCTGCTCGTCGAGCGTGGCCGGCAACAGGTCGGCTGCGCGGCGCATCGCCGGCAGTTCGATCGTGCCATGCATGTTGTCGTCCTTACGTAGAGGTGAGCCCTGGATCGGGCTGCATCACGCCGGTCTTGGTGACCCGGCGCGGGTCGCTGTCGAAAATCAGTCCGAGCGCATCGATCTTGGCGTTCATCGCCGCGATCTCGGCCAGCACCGCATCGGGATTGTGA